CAGAACGGCTATCTTAGGTCTTGGCGGTGGATACTACCTTTATCAAGGAGAATCAGTTGTAATGAACTGGCAGGGACAGTATGACGTTATTGAGTGCCCAGGAATGAGCGACGACACAATGGCTTTCTATCAGAAGTCGAACTTGTGGTTTGGTACTAACTTGTTAGACCAATGGAACAGCGTTGCACTTTTGGATATGTACCAGTACGACCTTTCTGACAACGTTCGTTTCGCTTGTTCTTTCTTCGCAGGTGTACAATATGGTTTCGGTAACGAGATTGCGTTCTACCAATACACTGCATAATCTTACCATTCTAACCCTTGCATATAGAGAGGTGGTGGCATAAAAACCACCCCTCTTTTGTGCTAATAAAAAACATATAATTATGGCATGTGAATTAAGCACAGGTTTTACACTCGATTGCAAAGACGGAATCGGTGGGATTAAGCAAATTGTTCTTGTTGACAAGACAGAAGTAAGTTCGTTCACTTTGGACGCTAACGAAATTGTTACTTTAATTATCGGCCCTTCGGCAGGTGATTTGTACACGTACGAATTGCCAACGCAAACAGGATCGTTCGAAGAAACAATTAACTTCAATCGCGACGCAGGTACAATTTTCTACACGCAGACGGTAAACGTAATGTTGAACAAATTAACATCTGCAAAGCGTCTTGAATTGCAAAACGTTGCGCAAGCTCGCGTGATTGTTTTTGTAAACGACACAAACAACAATTGGTGGGCTGTTGGTTATGAGTACGGAGCAGACCTTTCAACAGGAACAGCAGGAACAGGAACGGTGTTAGGAGATATGAACGGCTACACATTAGCGTTCACTCACGAAGCTGCAAAGCGCGCTTACAAATTGAGCGGTGCGCCTTCGACAATTCTTGACTAATCAAAAAACTTTTACACACATAGGGACAAAGCGTCCCTACGTGTTGTAATTTTAACGTAAAGGGAAAAGGGAATGGTATACCTAAACACAAACACAGCGAATCAATACGCGTGGCTTTCGTTAGACGAAGGACGTGCTTACTTCAATGTTGCCTTTACTCATTACCTGCTCGTTATGACTTACGAAATGACAGGTGAACAATTAGCGCAAGTTGTCGAAGTAATAAACGAGAACGAACGCGTAACAAAAATAAGACTTACAACCGTTGGTTTGGTCGATGCAGGTAGATATCACTACGAAGTGTATGGACAAAACAGCAGCAGCAATATAGACCCAACCAACGCTTCCGTCGTTGGATTGATTGAAAAGAGTTTAATGATACTTCAAGACGGAACTATTTTCTTTGACGTTTCTTCACCGACAATTCCTGTCGATGTAATTTACACAGGTGCATAATATGAGCAACATACAAGCAATAAATTTATCAGCATACGAACCAGTTGAAGCAATTGAAACGGAGAATCGTGCGGGTTACATAAACTACGGGCAAAACAATTTATTCCCACAGCACCTCATAACGCTATACTACAACAGTCCTATTCATAACGCGTTGACGAACTCAATTGCTTACATGATTGAGGGCAAAGGCACCGGTACGATTCTCGACAACGCATTGCAAGGAATTGCTTTCGATTTAAAACTTCAAGGTTCATTTTGTGCTGAAGTAATATGGTCGTTGGACTTCACTCGCATTGTACAAATTAACCACTTGCCGTTCGAAAATTGCAGACTTGCATACGACAAAGACGAAGATGATATTACAGGAATTTTCTACTCGAAAGATTGGGCAAACACACGAAGCAAAAGAGGAAAACCCGAATTTATTCCTGCGTTCAATCCGTCCATCGCGCAAGAACAACCACGACAAGTTATCTACGCACACGGAATGATGGCTGGTTCTTCGTACTACGCGAAACCTGACTACTTCGGTGCGTTGAACTACGTTGAGTTGTCCTATCAAATGGGAATGTACCACGTTAACAATATCTTGAATGGTTTATTTCCTTCATTCATTATTAACTTCTTGAATGGTATTCCGCAGAAAGAAGAACGCGAAGCAATACGTCGTGAGTGGGAAACAAGATTGAGTGGCGCAAGTAACGCGGGTAAATTCTTAATGACGTTCAACGAGGATCCTACACGCGCTCCACAAATCGAATCGTTTCCACTTAGTGACGCTGACAAGCAATATCAGTTTTTATCAGAAGAAACAGCGAAGCAAATCATGGTAGGACACCGCGTTGTTTCGCCATTGATTCACGGCATACGCGACGCAAATGGTTTCGGAAGTAACAAAGACGAAATGATTGTTGGGTTGGAGATATTTAACACGCAGGTTATTCGTCCATATCAAAGAATAATCGAAGAAGTCTTTACACCGATTTTAGGCGACGTAAATATACAGATGAACTCAGTATTCGACGACGGTGTTGCAATCGATTCTAACGCGCCTATTGACGTTATAGACATACCTTCAACAGACGTAACAGAAACACCAACAGGAATAACCGAAAAGGTGAGCGACGTGACGTACAACGGAGCGCAAATTGCTTCCGCTTTGGAGATTGTCGCAGCGGTTGGACTTGGAACGCTAACGCAAGAACAAGCAATTGTTTTCTTGGTTCAGTTCTTAGGTCTTGACGTGGACGTTGCGAAGTCGATGTTTCAAACAGGCGGTGACGCG